CAGCCATGGCGCAGGATCCTGCGGCAACGGCAAGACCGAGCATCGGGGAACTCTACGAGCAAGCAAAGCACCAGCAGCCATCGAGCCAGCAGAGCCAAGACAACAAGTTCCGGTGGGTAATCCAGCAGAACCTTGAAGACTTGAAGAAGAACCCGAACAACAAGCCTGCCAAGGATTCGCTGACAAGATACTACGAACGTGGAGTTCTGCAGCGGCTGGGCATCGACTGGAAGCCAGAAAAATAACAGATGTAACATAAAAATATAATAAAATGCTTATAAGTGAATTTATCAAACAACTTCAAAACATTTATGATGAAGAGGGAGATATGGAGATTGCCATCAAGGTAGATGGTAACGACTTAGGTTCTGAACCTATTGTGGTGAAATCTACTGTTTATGAACAACTTTATATAGTCCACGAATGAGGGCAAAAATAGCCGCTCTGTGGAGTTTTCACGCATCGGGCGACAAATTATACATCAAACAGAATTTAAACGCTTAAAACAAAAGAATTATGGCAGAATACAATAATCAGAGCATTGACATCGACTTAGAGGATATGTTCAACAACTTATCGGATAAAGACCAAGAGGAATTTTTGGTCGACATGTTCAGAAACCTACCAGGGGAAGAAGAAAGAGCGGATGTGGTAAAGGATAATATGTGGTATCTCGAAGACGATACTGCTGCCGACATCATTACCGACACCTTCGAGAGAATGAGCAGTTCAGACAAAAAAGAGATTGCTGAGCGCATCGCAGACGCACTGACATCTGAGCAGCGTGAGGCACTTGCCGAGTACATCAAGGAGGGATAGATATGGAAAAAGGAGTAATTGTAATTAATGAACCGTACGAAATAGCCAAGGATTTCGAGGAAGGTACGCTTCTGAATGTAGAAGGCAAGGTTCTCAGAGTTAAGAATGATACTCGTAATGAAAGTGGCTGCAATGTGTGTGCCCTTGATGCCGAGGAACTGGGCGAGTATTGTGCTTGCGCATTTTGCGGAGATTGTCACTTTATAGAGATTGAAAGCCATGAATGAATTATTTTTTCACGAATGCAGAGCCGCAGGGCTCGTATTCAAGACATCGAACGATTGGTTCAAGTGGCTGACCGAAAACAGCTACGACATCAAGAAGCCGGTCGCAGAGCATGAAGGCTTCAAGTACAACATCAAGGATGAGTGCATCAATCCGCACGTAATCGGGTATTCCGTAGAGGGTGCAGACAACTGGGGATGGAAGGTAATGACCGCCAACACCCAGTTCGGCTGGATATGGGGCTATAGCATTCAGAAGGGAAAGCATGAGTACGACAGCCCGGTAGCCTACCCGAGTAGATATGACACTCTCAGCATCTTCTACGGTAATGAGAAAGAAGCGGAGCACGATGCCCTGACCTGCATCATCAGAGACCTCGAGAAGAATGCTGGAACAAAGAACACCAACCTCCTTCTCTGGGCAGCTAAGAAGAAGCGTGCAGACATCATTCATCCACAGCAGGAACTTTTTAAATAACGAAAAATATGAAAAAGATAGAAATCATCACGGACGAACACCGACATCACGTATACGTTGGCAACACCGACTTCTGGCTCGATACCCAAGAACTGGTGGAACTGTACAAGAAACTCGGACACGTTAAGTTATAACAATAAAAACATTCAGACAATGGAACAGAAAGATATTGATATTTACGAGATACTCAAAGATGAAGAGTACGGTACAGAGTTGTACACGCCAAAATGCGGAAGGGTGTGGCACAGTGGAATGGCAAACGACAAGGACAGTACGAAAGCAATCTGGACTGAGGACGAAGCCGGAAGAGAACACTTTTTCGACAAAAACGGAAAAGTCTCTAAAGAAGGAGAAGTTCTGCTCTTCCCTTCGAAAGAAATGAGAGACTGGAGCAAGTTCTTCAAGAAGGGAGACGTGCTGGAGTACAAGAAAGAAAACAATCAAGCCACTTGCTTATTCGACAGTTATGAGGATGATAAGACGAAATTGCGCTTTACCGGACTATACACGTTGACGAAAGGTAAAATCTGGGATACCCCTACGAGCTGGGATATACACGATTGGGTCAAGAGCGACCATCCTGCCGAATATATCAAGACCATTGAAGAGCGGCTCGGTGGAAAGCTGAACCTGGAAACACTGGAGATTGAGAAGTCAGCGAAACTTACGTTTGAAGTTGGAAAACTCTATGTTTTCAAAGAGGAAGACGAGGACGGAGAGCTGGCAATCATCGGTAAACTCATCGACAAGAACGAAAGCGAAGATACGCTGACATTCGGCAACCAGTATGAGATTGAGACCGAGAAGTTCGTGACCGACCAAGCCTTCGACCTGCGTATCAGCGTTAACAAGGAACTGCGAGAAGCTACAGAGAACGAAGTCGAACTGTTCAATAAACATTACGCCATCTGGAAGAAAGAGAAGGAAGCGAAGGAACATCGAACCTTCAAGCCTTTCGATAAGGTGCTGGTGAGGAGCGGAGATAACTGCAAGTGGCTTCCTGCGTTATTTATTCGTGACCGTGGAGTGGGGTTTGAGAGTAGACATACCGCATTGCCTATCCATAGTGGAGAACCAGCGAGCTTCGCTCAGTGTATCTCATACGATGGCAATGAGTACCTCGCCTTCACGTCAGACCCATTCTAGGACGCATGGCGAGTGAAATATGCAAGGCTTGCGATGCCGGGCGAAACTGCATAAACGGCATATACTGCCCGGCACGCAAGCAATATGTAGAACATCAGGTAATACTTGAATGCAATGAGCGATTTCGCAACAAGGGAGAAGAACAGAACGTACTACCAGGAGCACCGGGAACAGATCCTCAGAGCCACGAAAGAGTGGCGAAAGAGAAACCGGGAAAAATACCGGGCGTATCAAAAGGAGTACTGGAGTAAGCACTACCGGAACTATGGTACCAAGAACCGGGTTGCTGACAGAGCGATGCGTGGTGAGAGGAAGAAGCCGGACGTAGAGAAGGCTCTTTCAATGTTCAAGAATCCGCAGCAGGCAGCGCATCTGGCATGGCTGCTCGAAAACAAAAAGAATAATCGGTCGTGAGTTCAATAATAGAGTTTTTAACCAGCGAGGACAGAAGGGGATGGCTCCCAATCAAAACAAATAACTTATAACATCTTGAAATTACGATATGAGAGCCGGAAACGCATCTCCCGAAGTCTGACAACAAACAAAGAAAGAGAGGTGGTACATGAAGAAGTAAGAAAAAGAAATCGTTAGAAATTATGCTTTTATCCATATTCGGCTGGCGGTGGAAGAAGGAAGAACCCTGCAACATATACATTTTGTTATTCATTTATTTTGCAAGCGCAGGCGCAACTTCCGGAATCCCTGCCAGCTTTCTCTATCGCAACCGAAAAGAAGGGAAAGAAAGGGGTAGGGGAAAGATAGGGATAATAACGCATGTGCGCACGTATATGCGCACGTAAAGGGTGCTGGATAATAAACTACACCAGCAAAACAAAATAAACGCTTATACGCGAAATTTGAACAAAATAAGTAATTCAAAGAAAAAAAATGGAAAAAGGAACAGTTATAATTGGAATCGACCCCGACAACCAGGAAAGCGGTGTCGGTGCAGTATATGACGACAAGAAGTTTCTAGCCTATAAAATGAACTTCCCAGCTTTGATAGATTACCTCAGAGCAATGAACGAGAGTTGCAAGAAGATTAAGGTCGTTATTGAAGGCGGTTGGCTTAATAAGAGTAATTGGCATGTGCTTAATCGGTTCATGACAGCAGTCAAGGCAGCAGCAATCGGACGCTCTACCGGAATGAACCATCAGACCGGAATTCTTATCGTTGAGTGCTGCAAACACTACAATATCCCCTGCGAAATCATCAAGCCACTAAAGAAGTGCTGGAAGGGTAAAGACGGAAAAATCACGCAAGACGAAATTGCTTATTTTGTAAGCGCAGGAGAGAAAATGCCGAGAATGAACCAAGACCAGAGAGACGCACTTCTCCTCGCATGGGTCTGTGCAGGATACCCGGTCAGAGTGAAGCCGCAGAAACCACAGACAACGCTGCAGAAGACCATCAGAGCCTTTGATGGATAATACAAAAACGAAGTGTTGGAAAAAGTTAAAAGTGTGCAAAGAACAAACAACTAAAGCAAAAAAGTCGTATCTTTGCGCCAGTGTTTAGGAGATAAGCACTAATTTCGAACTTAAAACAAGAAGAAAATGAAAACAGAAGAAATCGCACTATCGAGGGTCAGCGAGAATGAGGCGAACCCTAGAGAGATAAGTCAAGCGAACTTTCAGAAGCTTGTGCAGAGCATCATTGTGTTCCCACGAATGTTGACCCTGCGCCCGATTGTTGTTGATGAGACCTTCCACGCATTGGGTGGCAACATGAGACTGAAAGCCTTGCAGCACATTGTCACGATGGACGAAGCAAGCATTCAAGTAAAGCTGGATGCAGAGCAGCGTCTGTCCGATGAGGAGCAAGCCGCATTGATGGAGTATTGGCAGGGATGGCAGCAACAGCCAACAGTTACCGTGGTGAGCGCATCAGACTTGACAGAAGCACAAAAGCAGGAGTTTATGATTAAAGACAACCTATCCTTCGGTAACTGGGACTTCAACGACCTTGCGAACCGATGGGACAGCGCACAGCTTCAGAACTGGGGTATGCCAGTCTGGAACCCAGCACCAGCGGAAGCCAGCAGCACCAGCAAGTGTAAGAAGAAAGACAAGGACGACCAAGAGGGCGACCCATTCGCAGGGGAACTACCTCCCGAAATCGAAGGGCAGGACTTGACTCCTGACGACTTGCCAACGATAATGGGCGATGGCGTATTGCCAAGAGAGAACGTAATCATTCACTACAAGCCAGCCGATGAGCCATTCCTTGCCAAGCTGCTTGGGGTTGATCATATCGACCGCATCGTCTGGAACTTTGACGAACTGAAACCAAGACAAGAAGGAAAGGATGAAGACAATTGAGAAGAATAAAATCGAGAACATCAACCTGCACGACCTGGTGGAGAACCAAGACAACCCACGCAGCATTGAGCCACAGCAGATGCAGAAACTCGTTGAGAGTATTCTGACGTTTCCAAAGATGTTGCAGATGAGACCAATCGTCTGTAATGAGAACCGAGTTATCCTCGGAGGAAACATGCGCTTCCGTGCCCTGCTCAACATCGAGCAGATGGAAGACGAAGCTATCAGGAACGCAATAGAAGCCGTTGCAGTGAAACTGACCGATGGAGAGAAGCAGCAGCTTTGCAGCCACTGGGAGACCTGGAAGGCAGAACCAAAGGTCGAGGTCGTTATTGCTGACAGCCTATCCGATGAAGAGACGGACGAGTTCATCATCAAGGATAACGTCTATTTTGGCAGCTGGGATGAAGAGAAGCTAAAGGGAGCATTTGACGTGGACGATATGCAGCGATGGGGATTGAACCCCTGGGAAATCCAGCAGGAAGCCACGACCTACGAGCCAGCAGAGGACGAAGAGCAGCGCATCATTATCGTTTACCGCAGCGAGGACGCACAAGCCGTGGCAGACATGCTGGGACTTGACGCAATCGAGAAGCGCAACTTTGATGTGGACGAACTCAAAGAAAAAACCGAATAGTCGGAAATTTAGCGTTTAAGTCGGAGAAACGTTTGAAATGGATAAACTATCCGCTCTGAACAATTCAATCCGGCAGAGGCGAAATTTAACAAAAATAACTCGAATATGAGAAAGACTTGTGTTTTTATCATTGGAACCAACGCCAGCGGAAAGAGCACCGTTGCCCGAAAGCTGATAGAAAGCTTTGGTGGCATTGAGAGCTACAAGGACGGAATAAGCAGCACCAAGGATGGAGTTGCATTTGCAGGGCGATACGATGTTAAGTACGGAGGTGTTGACAATCTGAACGGTACGACCATACTTCGTGACATCGTGAAGAAGGCACTGGAGAGCACCGACTGCATCATTTGCGAAGGAATGAGACTTAAATGCTGGGGTCCGAACTTGACGCACGCAATGTTCAATGCGGACAGACAGATTGTAATCTTATTATACGCACCACTCGAAGAAATCCAAAAAAGGCTCGCAGAACGGTCGAACGGAACGTTGAGCAAGGATATTATCCGGGGGCAGCGAGAATCGGCACACTCGGCAAAGAAATGGCAAACTGCGGGGTGTGACGTTGTAGCGATAGACACCACGAAGCAGACAGCAGACCAAATCGCAGACTTTATCATCAACAAAATAAATTCATGAGGATATGGCAGAACATTATGGCAACACGCCAAGAATAACATACGAGTTTCCCGACTGCTCAATGCCAATGGCTTTTGACACTTACAATAATTGCAGCTTTGGCTGTATGTATTGCTTTGCTCAGAACCAGCGAGGTATTGGCAGCAAGAAGAAGGAATACCTGCACAAGGAGGTTAAAGACGTGAGCGTTGAGCGCATCAAACGAATGTTCATTGACCCCGACAAGCACGGTGGAGACTTTGCGCCATACATCAAGGCTCGCAAGGTTATGCAGTGGGGAAGCATGAGCGACCAGTTCGACAACTTCGAACGGAAGTACGGAACGACACTTGAACTCTTGCGTTTCTTCAAGGATATAGACTATCCGCTTTGCTTCTCGACCAAGGGAGCATGGTTCACCAAGGATGAGCGATACATGGACTTGATCAGAGGGCAGAAGAACTGGAACTTCAAGTTCTCAATCATCACCAGCGATGCAGAGAAGGCTAGAGTAATAGAGCGAGGGGTGGAAAGCCCACAAGCAAGACTGGAAGCCATCGAGCGCATCGCCAATGCAGGGGCAGGAGGTGCAACGCTGAGACTGAGACCCTTCATCATCGGAGTGAGCACGCCAACGTACCTCGACCTTATCAAGGAAGCATTCAACAGAGGGGCTACAGCTTTGAGCACCGAATTCTTCTGTCTCGAAACAAGAAGCCCGACATTGAGGGAATTGTTGCCTACCATCAGCAAGATGGCAGGTTTCGACATTCTCGCATTCTACAAGAAGTACAGCGTACAGTCCGGCTATCTTAGACTGAACCGCAAGGTCAAAGAACCGTTCTTCAGGAACATGAAGGAATTGTGCGACCAGCTGGGAATGCGCTTTTATGTATCGGACGCACACTTCAAGGAACTTTGCCACAACGGAAGTTGCTGCGGATTGCCGCCAACGTGGAACTACAGCAGGGGGCAGATGTGCGAAGCACTGAACATTTGCAAGCGCAAGGGATACGTGAGGTGGAGCGACATCAAGCTGGATGCAGAGAACCTTTTGAGGGCGAGACTGGAGAAGGCGATGAACCTGGGAACAAGAGAGAAGTACTCGAAGTATTACACGATGAGCGCAGCCGACTACATGAAGTGGTGCTGGAACAATCCGCAGGCAGCGCACTCGCCATACAAGATGTTCGAAGGGGCAATGTTGCCAGCTGACGAACGAGACAGCGAGGGAAACATCGTATACAAGTACAACGGAGCGAAATTTTAAATCAAGAATCGTATGCCACAAGGTAATAACAACAAACATCGAGCGCAGAAAATCGACATCGAGAACCGCCTGCAGATTATCGCACCCCTATACCGCAAGGGATGGACGGAGCGAGAAATCACGGCAGAGGTTCGCAAGCGGCTCGACAGACCGAAATACAATCAAGCGCACTGCGACATTCAGCGGTTATTGAAGGAGTGGAGGGAAGAGAGACTGACCGACACGGACGAAAAGATAACAAGCGAGGTGGCAAGGTTGAAACTGGTGATACGTGAAGCCTGGGACGCATGGGAGAAATCCAAAGCGGACTATAACAGCAAGACACAGACACAAGTCGGACTGCCTAACAAGGATCCAGACACTGGGTTGGTAACGATGGATACCGTCAAGGCGATAATGTTCGATGCTGAGAAGCGAGGTCTCGGAGACCCACGCTACCTAGACATCATCCTAAAGGCAGAGACGCAGATTTGTAAGCTGCTCGGACTTGATAAGGTCGTGCTCGACCTGAACGCAGGCTTCAAAGGCGGCATCGAGGTACGATACATCAACTCGGGACACCAGTGCGCATCCAGCGAGCAGGAAGTAATCGAGCGTGAAGGATTGGATAAAGAATAATTTTACCATAATTTTGTTTTAAGTTTTTATTGTTTGAAAGAATGGCACTATTTGATGTTATTGGTGAGCTGTATGATCCGAATGCGGACGTGAAGCCGAGATTCCTTGTGAACCAGGGCGGCACGTCCTCGGGGAAGACATACACCATCATGCAGCGTCTTATAGTGCTTTCTTTTGAACACCCCATGGCAATTATCACGGTGTGCGGTCAAGACCTCCCGAACTTGAAAGTGGGAGCCATGCGAGACCTCGACACCATCCTGCACACAAGGGCAGAGCTGCTGGACTGGTTCAAGAACAACAAGAGCGACAGCAGCTACAGAGGTAAGAACGGCTCAATCATCGAGTTCAAGAGTTACCAAGATGCGCAGGATGCGAAGAACGGAAAGCGAGACTATCTGTTCGTGAACGAGGCGAACGGTGTGCCATACGAAGTATTTTGGCAGCTGGCCATCCGAACACGTAAGCAGGTATTCATCGACTACAACCCAAGTGCAAGGTTTTGGGTGCACAACAACATCATCGGCAGGGATGATTGCAGATTAATCCTGAGCGACCACCGAAACAACCGATTCCTGACTGAGCAGGAACACAAGAAAATTGAAGAGATTGACGACCCCGAACTGTGGCGAGTTTACGCAAGAGGACTGACCGGAAAGATAACCGGGCTTATCTTCACCAACTGGGGCATCGTTGACAAGCTGCCACCAAGGGAGGAGTGGAAGATGGAATGCAGGGGTATGGACTTCGGATTCACCAACGACCCAACTACGCTGGAGCACGTTATATTGGCGCACGGAGAGTTATGGGTGGACGAAGAAATCTACCAGCCTGGAATGACGAACGATGACATCGCAGACCGATGCAAGGAACAAGGACGGACGAAACGTGACCTTATCATTGCGGATTCGGCAGAGCCTAAGAGCATTCAGGAGATACACAACCGAGGGCTGTGGATAATCGGCAGCACCAAGGGAGCGGACAGTATCAACAACGGTATCGACATCTTGAAGCGTTTCCGCATCAACATAACAAGACGCAGCCACGGCATCATCGGGAACATGCAGCAATACAAGTGGAAGAAGTCAAGGGATGGAGAGACAACGAACCAGCCTATAGACGCATTTAACCACGGCATAGACGCAATACGATACGTAGCCCTTAAGAAGTTATCCGTAGCGAGCCATGGAACGGCTAGGGCGCACGTATTAAGGCAAAGATAACGATAAAAAATATAAAGCGTATGGATAATAACACTACATTCAAGTACTGGCTGGCAGTGGCAAGACACACCAGCTACAAAATCGGCAAGCAGCCACGACCTGCATTTGTCGGAGGGAAGCGAGTGCCCGACAATCTCAACCAGCTATCCATCGGGCAGCTGATAGACCTTTCCCAGCTATCAGACAGCGAAGAAAGTCTGTATCAGATAGTGACAACCGTCCTCGGTCTGAGCCACAAGGAAGTGGAGCAGGCTAGGGCGGTTGATGTCGTTATGCTCATCGGCTGGGTAACATCTGAGGTGGAGCGCATCAATAAACTATTCGAGAGCACAGACACAGCGAAGCCAACACGACTGGAGAAGGAGGCAGGCATATATACCCTGCGGTTCGGACTGTTCGGCATGCTTGACTGGTATGCGGTAAGGATGGGCATCAGCGACCACGACCATGTTCTAAAAACACCATGGCTTCGCATCTACAAGTGCATGGAAATGGACAACAAGAGAAGCTTGTACGAGCGAAACCTGCAGAAGTTGCAGGCAGAGGAAATGAAACGTAAATCTAGATAATTATGGCAACAATCAGAGAACCATGAACGCAGCGGGCAGCAGACACGCTACCAGACTATACCTACCTATTCGAGGACTGGGACACAGCGGACACCAAACTGGAGAAACTGAACTATCCGGCAATCGTCTGCATCATCCCAGCCAGCGGCACGACAGAGATACGCAACGGCAGAGTATACGACACCGTAAACGTTGCCCTGGCTTATCTCGACACCGTACCGAGGGCAGCAGAAGGAGAAGACAACGGAGAGTGCATCGACCGAATGAAGGTGGCAGGGGCAAGGATGATACGAGCCATCAACCAGTCGCACCAGTTCGAACCGCTGGAGGGGCAGCAGTACTACGAGACAATCATCGAGCGATTGAGCACGATCGTTTCGGGCGTAATGTACTCCCTTCAACTGACACAGAGCATAGGAGGGTGTGAGGTATGAGCAAGGGAGGTATTCAATTTGACCCCAAGGCGGCATCGCTCATCATGCGTGAGGAAGTGGAGAGAGCACGGCAGCTTATCATCAACCACATACGTATCAACGGACAGAACGCATCAGGGCGAACGATAGCGAGCCTTAAAGTGGAGCAGCCCAGCGAGGAAGAAACCATCCTCTGGGGACACAAGCCATTCGGGATTCTCGAAACCGGACGAAGGTCAGGAAAGATACCATACGGCTTCCGTGGCATCATCCGGCAGTGGATGAAGGACAAGGGGCTGCACGGCAGACCTATACCCTACAAGACCGACCGGGCACACAAGTACACTCCACAAGAGCGTGGCGACATGAGCATGGCAGGAGCCATCGCACACACCATCGCCAACAAGGGTTCTAAACTGCACCGGACGGGCGGCAGGGCTGACGTATACAGCAACGTTGTGCCCGACACGATGAAGCGGCTGGGGCAGCGACTTATTTTCTTAATCCACCAGTCGGTGGGCAGTATCAAACTTAACAATGAGACGGTATGAGAGAGACGACAAAAAACAATATCACGATTCAATATCCGGACGCTGTAGGCTTCGCATTCCTTCCTTGCATCATCAAGGCGAGCGGAAATAACCTATCGTGGATTGAGGTAATAATCAGACAGAACTACATAGAACGTTCCTACAATGTGGAAGCGTTCAACGAAAAGTGCATAACGGACTTCAAGACATACGTGCAAGCTCTTTTTGACGGACATATCAATGCAGCCTACGATTGGACGATAGGCTATGATTCCAGCATTCTAAACCGTCTCGTGAGTATCAAGGTAAACGCATACGATGACGGAAACGTACAGCTTGCGAGCGTCGACTTCACCACGAACATAGTTTGGGGCGCACCAAAGTATGGGGAGACGTGGAACGGCTACAAACGCCTTACATGGTTTACTCATTATCCGTTCACCTTTGGCATATACTTAAGCAAGTTGAACGCCAACCTACTAATCGGTTACGAGGGAGTACCAAATAATCTACTGAAGATTCCGATTAACGGTATGGTGGACTTCTACGCAGGCATATTGCCTAGTTGTGCAAAATACTGGAACATCTACGACTATGATGGAGAGATTCAGCAGGGAACTTTCGACAATACTTTCGACCTTACTTTCAGTCTAGCCACCGGTGGCAAGCAGTCTCTATTGCTTCGCATCGACAGAGATGATACCGAGAGCGGTATCTATTTACGTTGGATTGACCGACACGGATTTATCCGCTATTGGCTCTTTGCGGCTGGGGAGGAAACGAGGGAAATAGCCAGCGACCTGAGTTTCATACGCAACAATTTAGACGATTACCTATACGGCTACTATGGCGATAATGGAAGAAGGCAGGGATACAATCGTACGGACTCCATCAAGCTTTGTGCTCCTTTGGTAGACCGAGATACGTTTGATATGCTGCAAGACTTAACCAGCAGCCCAGTTGTTGACATGTACCTCGGTGGAGACTGGACGCAAGAGGAAGATGAGTGGATGAGCGTGACAATCAAGGCAGGAAGCTACACGAAGAGCACAGCTTGCTTGCAGGATTTCGTGTGCGAAATGATTATTAACAACATTAACGTTCAGAGACTATGATAGACCAGCAACTTTACATTGACGGTGTTTTGATGGACTTGCCGGAGAACACCGATGTGGTGCTCGACATCAAGAGCAACCTTTTTCGTGACGTCACGAAAATGACCTCGAACTACACGTACACCATCCAGTTGCCACGGACTGTTCACAACCTTTCATTTTTGCAGCAAGCGGACAGACCGAAGAGCGGCAGCAGATACCCCTATATTTTCCATAAGTGCAGTTTTTTCCGTGGAGGTGTACAAATTATCAAGGACGGACGTTTGAACGTTCTGAGCATCGAGGAAAATATCGATGTCTCAATCTATTGGGGTATAATGCCAGCGTTCACGAAGCTACTAGAGAGCGGAATGAAACTGAACGAACTGGGAGTTACAGACAGAGTGCTTTTTGAAAAGTACAACACTCCAAACACCAGGGAGGAAGCCGTGAGCAATGGGATATTCTTTGCTTATTACAATCCATACCGAATTGAGAGCAAAGATAACTTTGGCATTAATTTGGTGCAGAGGAATAAATATACCACGACACAATACTCGCCTAGCCGTGGACGCATCAGAACAGGTACAGAGGTCGGAAAGTATATAAGCGGAAATATAGAGAGCGCATCGAACATGATCTGTGCTCTTATCCCTTTCTTGCCATCATCAACGGCAAATGTGCAAGCGCAAGGAAAGGGCGATTACAGAAGCTATGCAGTACTGGATAAGTACATGCGGGTTATATCCGTGAGCGGAGAAGATGAGACGCTGGAAGTATACACCATCAGAGGAGAGGCTAGAGCTGCATACCTCGTAGTGAATGCCCCTGCCGAATATTACAGCACTCTGTCGCTATCAGTTACCGGGCTGACACCTATGCACGAAATGATAGATGGCGATAATAAGGAGGATTTCGTAGGCGATGATGTGGCGGTGGATGAATATAAAACGTCCCCAAAATTCTTGCAGCCATGTGTGACCGTGAACTGGCTATTGTCAAGGATAGCGAGGAAGTCGGGCGTATCTTTCGTGTGGCAGGATGATGAAGCAAAGAAGATGTTGAACAACCTAGTTGTGCCTATAATCAACAACAAGGCAGACGACAAGACAATCATCGGTAATCTGACCGCAGACGTTAAGAGTCGTGACGGACTGGGAGCACTCACCCTTTCCATAAGCAACTCCATAACTTCCGTATCGCCAAGCACTGGCGAAGACGTGCAGAAACTGACGATAACAAAGGATTGCGAACTGGACTTTGATGTGCAAGTGCAATACTACGTCAGACATCAGTTTGAAGACGCAGCGGAGATTCAGTTGCCTATGGGCGTGAAAATGACCGTTACAACGCCAAGCACTACTGGAGGTGAGGCATCCACGCAGGAATACGAGTTCGGAGATTTGAAGTACGAGGATGGACAGGTTAAGTACCCAGTCGTACTACGCAGATATGCTATCGATGGCTATCTTTATTTGCTTTCGGCAGGGACAAACACTATATCGCTAAAGAAGGACGATGTATTGACGTTTGAGACTATCATGCACGGAATAAATACAGTCAACATTCCTTCCGTTTATGGCGGCAAAATCACTGCGAGCGTCAAGAGTGGGGACAGCGTTCCGATTGGTGGAAGTTTCCCTATCGGCATAAATCTGCCTGAAATCGAGGTAACAAACTTCATTAAGTTTCTGGCTTTGATAACTGGCTCGTTCCCTAGGCAACTGACCAACAGCACGCAAGTGCAGTTTATCATGTTTACCAGAGTTTGGGCAAACAAGGCGAACGCCTACGACTGGAGCGGAAAACTCATTCCGTATGACCGCCAAGGTGCACCACGGAAAAGCGAGTATTCCGTTTCAGACTTTATGCAACACAACCGCTACAAGTGGAAGGAAGACGAAGAGACAACCGGGGACTATGATGCAGACCTCGTAATCAGCAACCAGACTTTGGACTATGAGCAGGACACGTGGACGCTACCTTTTGCAGCCAGCGATGACAATCGCATACCGATAAGAACACTGGATTCTTTCGGCATGAAGAATGGTGGAGAGTATAAGGGATGCAAGGAGCGAATAATGACGCTTAGGGATGACAAGGAGCAGGCGGCACTGCGATTCGACATTGACCTTCAGAACATCTTCGATACGAAGTACAAGCAGCTTGCAGCAAGCATCGCCAAGGCGCACGTAATCACAGAGCGGCTCAATCTGTCGGACTTGGATATTCTGGATTTTGACGAGACGAAGCCAGTGTACCTTGCCCAGTATGGAGCGTATTTTGCGGTTCTCGAAATCAAGACAACAAACAGCGGATATTGCGAGGTTACAATGATAGAGTTGAACAACTAAAAAGAAAGAACTATGGTAAGTGAAGACAAACAGCAGATTCTTGACATCAAGGTCAAGTACGAGGATGCAATCTATGGCATCATCAGATACAAAGAGAAGATAGACCAGTTGAAGGCAAGCATCAAGGACTTGCAGCAGCAGGAAAAAGACAAGACCATCACGACCAACGAGATGAAGGTGCAGACGGAAGCCATCAACGCAACCATCAAGGAGTATCAGTACAACGTGCGCACCTTGCGGAAGGAGATCCAGAACAACGTGCGCACAGAGAACGAGCAGGAAGGCAGCTTGAAGCAGCTGCGTGCCCAGCTTTCCAATGCCACCAAGGCTTACGATGAGATGAGCCGTGCCGAGCGTGATAGTTCCAAGGGTCAGGAGATGCAGGAGCATATCCAAGACTTGATAGAGGAGCTGAAAGAGGCTGAGGAGGCTACTGGAAGATTCCAGCGCAGTGTCGGCAGCTATTACGATTCCATGATGAAGGCGGCTGACGACCTGCAGAACACCGAGTTTTTCGGTTTTGATGTTGTTGATGATACTGGAATCGGAAAGGTTATGGAAATGGGAAAGTCCGTGGAAGACCTAAAGGTAAAGTTTGGTGCCTTGAAAAATACGGCTCTTTCCTTATTGACCAACCCTTATTTCCTCGCCATGGCAGGTGTGGCTGGTGTCGGAATGGCATTCAAGTGGTGGTATGACTACAACAAGGGATTGATGGAAGCCACACGACTGACGAAGCAGTTCACCGGATTGACCGGAAACGAGATGAAATCCGTGCGCAACGAGGTTCTTGCGGTATCCAATACATTCGGTTTGGAATTCACGGAGACGATGCAGTCTGCTAATACGATGAGCAAGGCTTTCGGCATTTCCGTTTCTGAGAGTTTGAAAATTATGCAGGACGGACTTGTGAGCGGTGCAAACGCCAACGGAGAATTCCTCGATACGATTAAGGAATACCCGAGATACTTCAAGGAAGCCGGACTGAGTGCAGAGGAAATGGTGGCAATATCAACGCAAGCGACCAAGGAGGGAATTTTCAGCGACAAGGGTGTTGATACCATCAAGGAAGGAAATATACGACTGCGAGAAATGACAACCGCTACGGCTGCTGCGCTTGACGGAATAGGCATTTCTTCCAAGCAAGTTCAAAAGGACTTGCAGGACGGAAGCAAGACCACATTCCAGGTTATGCAAGAGGTGGCTAATAAATTGAAGGAACTTCCACAATCAAGTGCTGCTGTTGGCAGCGCAATTGCCAACATCTTCGGTGGTCCGGGAGAGGATGCCGGGCTTGCTTATATCGAAATGCTCGGTAATATCGAACTTGATATGGACAAAGTGAAGGCAAAGTCCGGTGATCTCGCCAAGGCACAAGAAGACGAATTGAACGCAACCAAGGAATTGCAGGACGCAATGGCTTCTCTGTTTGATTACACAGGGGGTGGCTTCGAGAACATGAAGGCTCAGTTGTCAACGATTGCAAAGAAATCACTTACGGCAGTTATCAAGGGAGTTGTGCAGGCAATCAACTACTTCATCGACTGGTACAATGACAGCCTTCTGTTGCGAGGGATAATCAATGCACTCGGGACAAGTTTCCGCTTGATGTGGAACGCAATCAAACTCGTATGTAATCTCGGAATAGACGCATTCAAGAGGATGGGCTTTGCAGCCAAGGGCATGCTTGATATTCTCGAAGGTATCGTGAATTTCGACCTATCAAAGGCACAGAAGGGATTCAAGGAGATATTCGACATTTCCGGCACTATCAAGGAAGCATGGCATGACATCAAGAATGCTGGTATCGAGATCGGAAACTCATTTGCAGACGGATTCGAGAACACCGTGAACGGAAGGCTCGAGCACATAAAGCTAGCCAGCGTGAACGGTGGAGCGACCAGCAGCGAGCCAGCGAGCGGAAACATGGGAACGACACCAGCAGCAGCCAAGGGCAGCACTGCCAAGACCAAGGCACAGATAGTCAAGGAGAAGGCGGAAGCAAAGGCAGAGGCAGAGCGCAGGAAGAAGCAGGAAAAAGAATTGCAGGAAGCGATTGCGCTTATCCAGTACAAGTACAACGAGCAAGTAATGGACGCAAAGAAGCGATACCTCGCAGGCATGTACGACAACGACCTCGAATACAACAACGACCTCGAACAGCTAGAGAAGAACATGGTGGCTAGGAGTATTGACGCATACGTGGCGGCAGGGCAAATCGGAGCGGAAAAGGCGCAGGAAATGCAGGCTAAGCTACTCGACATCATGATAAAGGCGAAAGCGGACTTGAAGAACCAAGCCAAGGAGATTGTGGACGAACTCAACAAGGAGTTTGAGGATGCAGAGAAGGCACGCAAGGATGCGGACATCATGAACGGTGGCACTGGAGAGGAAGACGATACAGCCAAGCTGGAGAGATACAAGGCTTTCCTGGAGCAGAAGCTAGCAACGACACAAGAGAATGTTGAAGCGCAGAAGCAGCTACAGCAGGAACTGCACGATACGACTTTGCAGTTGCAAGCTGACGAAAACAAAAACAAGCAACAGAAACTTCAAGAGCAGAACCAAATGATAGCCGATTATATCGGGGCAATCGGTGATGGTTTATCTTCGTTTTTCGAGAGCCAGGATCTTACTTTCCATAATTTCCTCAAAACCATGCTGACAACCTACCTAGATGCGATAGAGAAGCAAATAACTGCGACTTATGCAGCTATTCTTGCAGATAGTATTCTTCATGGTGGATGGGCAGGAGTTGCAAGTGCAGCAGCCAAACTTGCTTTAATCAAGGCAGCGTTTGCAGCAGCCAAGGCAGCAGTCAAGGGCTTTTCCACTGGTGGCTACGTCCAAGGCTCTGGAACCGGAACCAGCGACAGCATCCCGGCAAGGCTTTCCAATGGCGAGAGCGTAATGACAGCCAAGGCGACTTCAATGTTCAGTCCGATATTATCCGCATTCAACCAGCTAGGCGGTGGTGTTCCTATCGTAGTAAACAACGGGAGCAGCAACATCGGCATGGATATGCTGGCGGCAGCTGTAGCTAGAGGGTATCAGATGGCTCCACAGCCAGTAGTGAGCGTGGAAGAAATAAACCGCACCCAGCGGAGAGTGCAGACGATAGAGAATATTGGCAGGATTTAAAGGGTAGTTATTTCTTCAAGATTTGCGTTCTGAGCGGTTTTCGCTTAAAGGTGGTAAGTTACACACCCAAGGCAATGAAAGCCGCTTAGAGCGCAAAATTTGGGCTTGTTTAGAAAAAATTAACTGCTTACGAGATAAACATATCGAAAAATATCGTATCTTTGCAGCGTTTTAAAACTTAAAAAATCACGATTCAATGGCAAAACTCAGAATATACAACGACATCGACAGCCAAGACAACAAGTTCTGGTATCAATGGTGGGGAGGTGATTGCGTGTGTTTTCAAGACATAGATGCTTTTGCAGCAAGCATACCGAAAGACGATGATACAATCGATATGCGCATCTTCTGCAATGGCGGCTCTGTAGTCGAAGGTTGGGCGATATACGACCGACTGCGACAGAGCGGCAAGAAGATTTCCTGCACCGTAGAGGGCAAGGCAGCATCCATGGCAACCATCATCATGCTCGCAGCACCAAAGGAGAGCCGCAAGGCATACGAGAACGCTGCCTTCCTGCTACACAATCCGTGGGTTCCTGGCTGGGGGTTGGGCGACCAGCTGAACGCAAAGGACTTGAAGAATCTGGGCGAGGAAATGCAGATGTGGCAGGATAAGATGGTGGACGCATACGTAGAGCGGTGCGAGTGCGACCGGGAAGAGATTCAAGCCTTGATGGATAAGGACATCTTCATCAGCACCAGCGAGGCTATGCGCCTAGGTCTTATCAGCAGCACCGTTGCACCAATCAGCGCAAGCGCATCGAAACGCAACATAGAAAGTTTTATTAATTCAAAACAACAAAATCCAATGGAGAAAAAGACAGAAGTAAAGGCTTCTCTCCTCGACAAGATTCTCGCCAAGTTGGGCGTGAAGACACTTGAGGAAGCAGAGCAGGTGGTGGAAGAGCCACAAGCCAAGGCAGAGCCAAAGGCGATGGAACTCAACACATCGGACGGTCAAGTTCTGACCGTTGAGCGTGAAGAGGGAGATCCACAAGTTGGCGACAAGGCAAGTCCGGACGGAACGTTTGAAATGCCGGACGGTAAGACAATTGTTGTCGAGGACGGTGTAATTACCGACATTCAGACCGCAGACAATGAAAGCAATGAAGGCGGTGAGGGCGGTGAAGGCGGTGAGGGCGGCAGCGCATCAAGCACCGACGACACCGTAGCCAAGTTGAAGCAGCAGGTAGCAGCACTCAAACAGCAGTTGAACGAGACGAAGGCACAGCTGGCAGGCGCACAGAAACTCGCAAAGAGCAAGGAAGACATGCGCATCCTGAATGCCGTGAAGATGGCAGGCGGTGCTGAGAAGGTGTTGGCAGGCTACAGCAGCCACTACCAGCCAGCGCAGCGACAGCCAAGCGGCAAGGGCGCAGGCGACAACGTGAACGCTGTCGAGGAAGGCAAGAACGCCATCAAGGAGAGACTTGCCAAGCTCCACAAAAAGGACAAGAAGTAACCAAGTATTAACCCATTAAATCAAAAGAAAATAATGGCAGGATTTACAAAAAAGCAACTCGAAAATCTTACACTCGAGCCAGAAAACCTCGCAAGCATCAAGGATGCCGTGCAGGAAACCTTCTACAACGATGAAGACTTCTCTTCATTCGTTAACATCATGAAGGTCAAGAACGATGATCCAATCGCACTTATCGGTGAGATGGAAATGGTCGGCAAGAAGGGTGGCGGTTGCGACCCTACCTACGAAGAGAAGGGTATCGCCAACTCTCAGAAGCGTTGGGAACTCGGACAGTGGGAGATTCCTATCAAGATTTGTTACGAAGCATTGAAGGGTTCAATCGCAGAATACAGCCTTAAGACTGGAACAGCCATTGGCGACCTTACCAGCACAGACTTCATGACCATCTACACCGATGCACTCCAGCGAGCCATGCAGCAGATGATTTGGCGTTTCAGTTGGTTTGGCGACAAGGAGGCAGCACTGGCAGGTTCAGGTGGCGGCAAGCTGACAGCAGGGTCGGACGTTAGCATGTTCAACGTTTGTGACGGTCTGTTCAAGCGCATCTTTACAGCCACAGCGACAAAGAACCATACCACCATCGCAGCCAACAGTGAGACCACGGCAGCAGAGCAGGTTTCAGCATTGCGCAATAAGGGTGCAGCTACAGCAGTCGTAGATACAATCTTGATGGACGTAGACACACGTATCATTGACGATAGCGATGCAGTGTTGCTTATGACACGTTCGCTTGCTGACGCATTGACCTACGACATCAAGCAGACCTACCACGATATTATGCCGTGGGAGAAGGTGTTCGATGGCTTCGATGTAGCGATCTACAACGGAGTGAAGATTGCCCGTGTCGGCATCTGGGACAGAATGATTAATGCATACGAGAAGGGCGAGACGGCAATCAACCTTCCACACCGTGCGGTATTCTGTAATCCTAAACACCTCATGGTTGGTACTGACGCTGACAATCTCATCAGCGACCTCGACATCTGGTTCGACCAGAAGGAGCGCAGAAACTATCTCTATGCTACCGGTAAGATTGGCACGGCTCTCCTCGAAGAGGGCATGATCCATGCAGCTTACTAATCGATCCAAATTTTCAGTTTAGTATTAAGTTATTTTTGACAATCCTCAACACCCACAAAACGGTGTTGGGGATATAACAATTTAAAACGAATTAATATGGCAACAACTTGCGAGAGCCTTATCGCTCAGGACATCATCATCCCTTGCGAAGACCAAGTAACAAAGGGACTGGAGGGCGATGGACTTATCATCAACCGAGACGACATCGACTTCACCAAGTCAGTTGTAGCGGGCAATATAATTAAAACATTAGTTTTGAAAACGGGCAAGAAAGCATACGCTATCCGGCAGGAAGGCAGCAAGCCATTCACTGGAACCAAGACCGAACTGACCGTTGGCACGTATCGCAACAGCTGGAAGAATACCGTAGCAGTCGTGGTATTGGCAAACACACCTGACGTTTGCGCAAATATCATTGACGGACTGGCGAACGGAAAGTTCGTTATCATCCTGCGCAACCTTTCAAAGGGAGCGGACGGAAAGGCAGAGTATCAGGTGTTCGGATATGCGCAGGCACTGAAGGCAAGTGCAGGCGAGAACGACAAGTACTCAGACGACACCGAGGGTGGCTGGCTTATCACGCTGGAAGAGGAGAGCGTACCGAAGGCAGCTTATTTCTTCTTCGACACAGACAGCGAGACCACAGCAGCCAAGTATAAGAGCCTTCTGACGGAAGCAGCAGCGTAGCCTATGACATACAAGGAAGCAACAGCCAAGGTCTGGGAGTTGAAGGCACGTTTCGACAGTCCCTTTGATGCAACCGACAAGGCAGTTATTGAAACTCTCTTTTTCGAGGTAACACGGAAGCGGTTTGTTCCGACAACCTGCCAGCAGTGTTACCACGATGCTCTTATCGAAATTTATCTAAAACTCAAAAAAGAAAAGGCAATGCCAAAAACATGTAATTACGCAATGAAGGCAGGTTTCATTATTTCCTGCCCGGATTTCTACCATGGTAAGATTTTCACGAATGAGAACCTGACCGACAAGGTAGCGCACGAATATCTGACGAAGTACCCACACATGGAAAGCTACTTTCAAAAGATACCCAGCGATGAACTCATCGAGAACAAGGAGCAGCCAGAAGGCAGCGACAGCGGTGCAGATGATACAGCAGGGAAAGATCCTGCCGAAAAAGCAGCAGGAAGCGACAAGAAGAAAGACCTCGACCAAGCCGAGAAAGCAGGCAAGGAAGAGTAACAAAAACAACAAGTAAAACGACACAAGCAATATGAACGTCAAGACAGTTAAAAAGCCAAAGCGAAGGGTTGATATTGGCTACGT